AGATCGCGGCTGCATCCTCGATGCTTCCGCTGCGGGCCAACCGTTCGCTTGCCTGCTTCCGCTTCGTTGCTTCAATCGCGCTTCGTGGCGTGGTTACACCCGGCTTCACTGGCGGCGCTGCGGGCTTCTGAGCCTTGGGCTGCACCTTCGCCTTTGCGGCCATCATCTTGTCGTATTGCATCGCCTTCCACGCGAACCGGAGGTCCGCAGAGGTGACTAGCTTTGCCCGCTCGGGATCGGTGAACGTCTCGGCAGGTACGCCGTTGTCCACCGCATAGCGCGCGATCTCGGAGAGAACCTGACCCTGCCTTTCGGGAACGGCCAAGTCTGGCACATCCTTGATGAGCAACGGCGCAAACTTCTCTTCGACCTGCGCCTGGAACGCTTCGCGATTCCGCTCGGATTCCACCGCTTCCAACTGGGCGACCTGCTGGCGCTGCTGGTAAAGCGTGGTGAGAACGGTTGCTTGCTGTTCGTACTGGGCGTTGAGGAGATGATATTGGTCCGGGTTGTAATCGTTCGATTGCGGATTGAGCATCGATACGGGCGGCTTCTGCGGGCGAGCCAGTGACAGAACGAAGTCTGCGGCCTCCGCAAATTGCTGCCGGTTGGTTTTTGCCTCGTTGATTTCAGCCTCGTGGGCCTTCCTCAAGTTGGCGGCTTCCTGGAACTTGGCGTTGGTTGCGGCCAGTTGCTCGGCATCGCGCTGGCGAATGTACGCCTGGGCGCGTGGGTCGAGTTCTGCCCACATCTCCGCATGTTCCGAGGGCCATGACGGCGGGAGATCGACGGCTTCGGGCTGGTCCTCTTCGGATGCCTCGTCCGTCTCAACTTCGTCGTCCTGGCTCTCCACCTCGGCTTCGGGTTCGTCACCCTCGGCTCCGATGTCGATTACGTCGGGATCATCTTCGCTAACGAAGCGTCCCTTTTCGTCACGAAGGCGCTCCAGTGTTGCGGGCGCATCTTCGTCGAATGTCTTGAAAGCGTTCGCTGCCGCTTCGAGTGACGAGTCATCAGCGGGCGCGACTTCGGTTTCTGCTGCCGGTGACGGCTGGGCAGTGTCCATATTTCACCTTATGTTGAGGCCCCGAAGGGCAGGAGTTACTTGCCGAGCCTTTTCAGCTCGACGAGTTGGTGCGTGGCGATTGCTCCTGACGAGACAATCTCACCGAAATGACCTTTAAGCTTGCGAATGATCTGAACGGAGCGCCACAGGTTCTCGCGTTCCGCCGCGTCATGGGTGTTCGCCCATTCGTCGGCATATTCGCGTTCGATTGCGTCAAGCCCGTCCTGAATGTCGGGCAGCACCTCCTTGAAGCGCGAGCCTAGGGCGGCTCGTTCGCGAAGGGCTGTTTCGTCAATCTTCACTGAATCTGTGCGATCAGCGCGTTGACTTGGTTCTCGGCGTCGGCAAGCTGGCCCTGTAGGCTCGCCACCTGCGCCTGCGCCGCGTCACGGTCGGCTGATGCCTGCGCCGCTGCTGCATTGGCGTTGGCAAGCGCGTCACGGTCGGACGAGCGCTCGGCAATCATGTTCTGGATGGCGTTGGCGAGGTTGTTGAGTGCTTCGGTAATCACGCGGTCAATCCTTTGTTCTTCGGTTAAAATGAGTTCTTCGAAAAGGACGTCCTGTGCGGCTCGAATGCGGGCGAAGAGATGCTCATTCATCTAGCTTGCCGCCGCTTCTGAACTTGGCGAGCTTGGCGTCGTTCTCCGCCTTCACCTGTCCCAAATGGGCATCGTGGGCCGCCTGAACCTCTTTCAGCTTCATGTCGTGGCCGACCTGGATCGCCTCAAGCGCGGCCTCCATGTGCAATCGCATCGCCCCAAGCTGCGCCTCGGTGTTGGCTTTCGCCGCATCGAGTTGCGCTTGGTTCTGCGCGACCATCTGTTTCAGCCATGCATCGGCTTGGGCGGACTGAGCGTCGTTCGCGGCCTTCTGCTGGCCGATTTGAATGTCGCTCTCGGCCTTCATCTGAGCGATCTGTGTCTGAGCCTGTGCGGCCATCATCTTCGGATCGGGCGGCGGCGGAGGCTGTATCAGCTGCCCGTTCTGGTCCCTCTGCGGCTCAGCAAGGAACTCATCGATGTTCTTGATCCCGGCAGCACGGAACAGGTTCTTGCAGGCGTTGTAGACCTTCTCGGCGTCAATCAGGCTCGCGTAAGGCGAAGCGCCAATCGTCTCCATTGTCGCGAGGACCGTTTGCGCGGTGCTGATCTGCTCGGCCTTCGACCCCATGCCGAGGCCGACCGAGATATTCACGTCCATTTCCGCGTTCCAGTCGCGGGGATCGATCTCGACCCACTTGTTGCGAAGGCGGATCACACGCGATCTCGGCTGGTGAGCGACCATCAGCTTCAGCAAGAGCTTGAACAGGTCTTTGACGCCTGTCTCAGCGAATATCCGCGCGATCATCTCCGAGCGCGAGTTACGTCCGTCCTCCATGATTGCCGCCTGCGTGGCGGTCATCTGGTTGGCAGTATCGAGAGCGTCGGGGTCCATGCCCTGACCCTGCTTCGAGATACCCGTTCTGGCTTCGGCCTGCTGCTCGACATAGGACAGCATCGGGAATGACTTGTCGGCAACGAACGGCACCGAGAAGTCGGTAAGCTGCTGTACGTCCTTGACGCGAATTACAGCGCCGGGGGCATCGGACAGGAGATCGTCAACCGTGGTCCCGTCAGAACGTTCAGCACCTTCGCCCAACACCGGGCGCGGGTTGTTGGCGAGATAGAGGTTATCCAGCGTCTGCCGCCACAGCACCGTCGAGATGCGCTGCTCGTCCTTCACCTGATCCGCGAGTGAGAGCCCGTAAATCTTGTGCGGCATCGGAGCTGGGCAGAGGCGAGCGAACAGCCCGTAATCCACTTCCTCGTTGTAGAGGATCACGTTACCCGAACGCATGACCCTGCGAAGCTCGGCTTTCCCGTCTCCGTCATAATCGATCAGCGCGAACTCGTCGTTGAAATCCACGAGGTCGTTGGCTTCAGTACCAACGGTATCCTGCTGGACCGTGCCCCAGCTCTCGTCCTCGTACCGAGCAATCGCCCGTGAATCGTCAATGCTCGTATTATCGGCCTTGGACAGCGCCATGATTACGTCATGGTCGAAGCCCATCTCGATAAGCTCGGACTTCGATTTGCGTGTAATGTGCGCTTCGTAAGGTGGAACGCGTCCCGGTCTCGCGAACGGGCTGATGCGATATTCCTCGGGCGGAATGTTCTCGATGCAGATTTTGCCGTCAGAATGGGTCCGGAGAACATCGACGGTGTAAAGCCCGTACTCATCAGGACCGAACGGCCCGTCAACGATATGCTCCTGCTGCTGGAGCATCTGCAATTGCATTGGATCGAGGCTGGTCAGCCGCTCGACGTGCTGGTTGGTGTAATCCTCCCAGTAAGCTTTAACGACACCGAGCTTACAAAGCAGCGCATCCTTGAACCAGTCGTGGAGGATCAGGAAGCCGTTGTTATCCTGGTGGAGAACGTAATTGACGTACTCGGTTGCTTGATTGGCAACGTCCTCATCTTCCGGTCCGCGCGGCGCGAACGAGACCGTCTCATCAGCCGATACGAAGGGTTTGAGGACAGCGGCGAGCGCATTGTCCACGGTGATCGCGACAGTGCCGTCAGCAACCTGCGACTTGCCGTCGCGTTCGTCGCCGTAGGGTCTGCGATAATAGCGGTCGATACTGTCCGCTTGTTCCGCCGCTATTTCGCCATCGTAATAGCCGATTGCGCGGGTTTCGTGCTCGGCAAGATGAGCGGCGAGTTCTTCATCGGACATACCTCGCCTGTCCGCTGGTTGCTCATCCAGCGGTGCAAGCGGTTGTGACGCCATCTGTTATTTCACATTCAGAAGAAGGGCGGCGAAGATGTGCCCAGGTGGAAGATGGTTGAGCATTTGAGGATCAAAGCCCGCATCCTCCAGCGCCCGCTCGATGCGCTGCATGTGGGCATATGTCCGGTCGCGGCGTTCGGTGATCCCGGGCGGAAGCGGGCGCTCCTGCGATTTGCTCCTGAGCGAAAGGTTCATACAACCCACCTCGTATCGTACTTGAGCGGCTTTGCTGCGGCGCGTTCCTGATGGCCGACCGCGAAATATCTCAGCGCATCTGCGTAGTGACTGGTCCAGTCATGCAGCGGATGCGGTTTGAACTCCTGCCGCTTCTCGTCATATTCGCGGCGATACATTCGCAAAGCCTCGATACCCGCCTTGCATTTCTCTTTGTCGAACCAGCATGTCGGGAGAAGCATTCTCACCGCCTGAATGCCGTCAGCAATCGGGATGTTCGGGCAGACCGTGACCTTGATGCCAAGCCCTTCGAGGACTTCCTTGCGGCTTTTGCCGGTACCTAGCTCCCTGACTTCAACGTCATGCGGGAGATAGTGATTGCCCCACAGGTAGTCGCGCTCTTGCAGACGCTTGGCATACCAGTCGAGGCCAACGCCCTCGCCCTTGAGAACGTCGATAACTCTCAGCTCGCGCCCATGAGCCTGGATGAACCAGATGACGGTTGAGTCAGCGACACCCAAGTCCCAAGCGGTGTGGACCTGAAGTCGTGGATCGTACGGAACAGCAGTGATCTGAGGCGTTTCAGCGGCCTCAATATCATTCATCTCCTTACCGTAGTAAGCGCCTTTGACAGCGGCCTCGAACGAGCACTCGTATTCCTGAGCGTATTCGTCCTCGCTCATCATCTTCGCGGCGTCGGCCAGTTCCTGCTTGTCGAGCAGGCCAGTATCCGAGGCTTTCAGGTTGAGCGTGAACCAGTCGGGATCGTCAGCAGCGTTTACCCAAAGCGTGTGGAAAGTGTTTTTACCTTTAGGAGTCCCAATGAACACCGCCCAGCCTTTGCGATCCGACAGCGCAGGACGAATGACTTGGGACCAAACGGTCGGGTCCATATCACCAAACTCATCAAGGACGGCCCCGTCCAGATATATGCCCCTAAGCCGATCCGGATTATCGGCACCGTAAATCCGAATCCGCGCCCCGTTGTTGGGAAGTTCCACCCAAAGCTCCGAGGCATTGACCTTCCTCTCGGGTCCGAAGCAGTCCGTGTATTCGAGCAGGTAGCTCCAAGCGATGTCCTTGGCCTGATTGAGCTGCGGCGCAATGTAAGCGAACCGTGGATTGTTCAGCTCGCAAGTCGCGGCACCTTTTATGAGATCGTTGACACAGGCCACCGTCTTACCGGCGCGTCGGTGGCACACCGCAATTCCCCAGCGGGTTTCGCGTGTGTGCAATCCCATGAACTGATGACGAGGAGCGTAAGGGCTCTCGATTACTGCGGATGCTTCCACTGAAGCGCTCCGCTAACAGTGACCGCTGCCTCGACCGAACCGCTCAGATCGACCGCCTGCAGGTCAGGCAATGTCTTCTTAATCAGTATCTCGATTGCGCGAACTTGGGTCGGTGACAATTCGATAACGCCAAGTGCATGATCTGTAAGGCGATTTACCAATTGACTGGTCTGTATCTTGGCGCGCACATCATCCTGATGCAGCCTGCCCATTGGCCTACCAGCTTTTGACATTATTCGCTCTCCGTTTCCGCTCTCTTTCGAGTGGGCGGTGTCTCAGCGTCTGCGCGGCCTCTTCATGTAGGGCCGCAGCGGAAGCGGGCGCACAATACGCCCCGGGTTTTGATCTATTTCGTCACAATCGAATATGGCGTTGTCGAATACAACGTCATCAAACACTGCCATCAGACTGGAGTGAAGGCGGTGAAGCCGTTGTTGCCCGTCTGGTAAAGTCCGGTTCCATCGGGAAGCAGGAGGAATGAGCCGAGCGAGTGGTTGTCACCCTGCGCCAATGTCATTCCTGCGGGAATATCGAGCCTGCCGACCATCGTTGCCCCCCGAATGTCCTGGAACTTCATCAGGTCAACGTCAGTCATCCGGGTTCCGAATTTCCGAACGTTCCTCAATGTGGGAAGCGCAGTGGTAATCGCTGCCCCGATGATGTGGTGCGCGCCGAGATTGATGCTCTTGCAATTATCCCAGACGTTGCCGGTCCAATCCTTGACGCAATAGTGACCGCCTTCCATCCGAACACGATTGATGACGGTCCCGGTAATGGCCTTGCAGTCAACGCAGCCATCGGCACCCTTGAACCATACGTCGGTGATCGTGATCGGCCCGAGCCAGCTATCGTAACGTTCAGTTGCGACACCATCGCCATTGGGGAAGATCGTTGCGCCCGTGGGACTGACGGTGTTCATGTAAAGGCCGTCAACATGGATGCGCTGGAACGTCAGGTTCCCGGCATAGCTCTTCGTCGGTATCTTGCCCTGGATGCAGGCACCGCCCGAAATGTCATCTTCGCTCGTGGCATAGGCACCACCGGGAATCGATACCCAGCTAATGTCCGTGATTGTCACGTTCGTGCACGGGTTATTACCGATGCGCACGCCGCCAAAGCCGATGCCCTGAACGTATCGCCCATTGACGACACTGACCTTCTGGACGGTGAAGTTGGTTACACCTGAACCGCCACTGTTCCTCATTACCTGTGCAGCACCGTCTCCGGTCACGTTGGTGATGCTGATGTTCGAAAGGAACGAGGTGCTTTGTTTGTAAGCCAGCGAAAGACTGCCGATGTTCTCGCCGTCGATCGTCTGATTGCTGGCGAGGATTTTTGTTGAACTTCGTGTGCTCGTCGGAGCCGATGGGGCGATGGGCGGGTCCGGATCGGGCCAGCCATCCATGTCAAACCCAGTGTCAACCAGAATATCAATCGTCCCACTGATGGTTGTGAGGCCGCTTGAGGCAATCGTGTAAGCAAGAGTCGAGGGAGCGCTTAATCCCGATAGTGACGCATTGACCGCGAGCCACCAATACCAGATGCCACCCATCTGCCAGCCCTTGAGGGCGAAATAGGTGGCCGCCGTTCCCCCTAGAGTTGGGCGGGTCGAACCGTGATAGCCGTAAAGCCAAGCAACCGGCGTCCCAACGGGAGCGAGTTTCTCAACCCCCGGAAGGTAGAGGTTCATCAGCTTCTCGACCTGAAGTGCGACGGTGTTGACTCCATCGCTCAGGTGGAACGTCTTGATCCCAGCATCATCCTCCAGGACCGGGTCCCACTGAACGACATTACGTGCCGGGGACAACAGGAACCCGCCGTCTGTCACGCTTGGAATGTACGTGTCGGTGATGACGGGGAGGTCGCTGCTCGTTACCGTCGCGAGATTGCCGACAATCGGAAGCGCTTTCGGCTCATGGCACTTTACCTGCGTGATCGAAAGCGAGATCGGAGGCGGAGCGCCACCCCCTCCACCACCACCGCCCGTGGGAGGAGGAGGGGCAGAAATATTGCCACCCCTGATGAGGCGGAAGAGCTGGCCGAAGTTCATTTATTTGAATCCGTGCAGGCCGAAGAGGAAGGTATCGGTTCCGGGCGTTGCCGCCTGAACCGCGCCGGAAAGCCTCGTTCCCGATGCGACCGAGACTTCGAGAAGCCTTGCGGCGCGTGAGACGGCGGGAGAGCTTGTCGAGACAGAGGAGCTGAGCCTGCCTATCCCTACCTCGCTCGCCGCTGCGCCTGTACCGACAGAGAACACCACCGACTGCGCGGTTGCGGGAAGAGTGCCGTTATCGGCGCTGGTCACCATCAGTGCGCCGTAGGCTTCGCTGGTGCTCGCCAGTATCTGCGCCCATGTGAGGGTCGAGGCAGCAGCGACACCCGTGGTCGAGGGTCGGGTGTTGGTCGTATCGGCCCCGAGAATGTCCACGGCAGTCGTGAAGCCCGGAGGAAGAGAGGAGGAGGCAATGTGCCCGCTAATCCCCAGTTTCACCGTGCCGCCGCTGGCGGTGCTCTGTACGCGGGCCTCAATCAGTGTCCCGCTAGCTATGGCAATCGGGATATAGAGCCGGAAACCCGTTACGCTTTGCAGGAAGAGGTTCGGCACGATGACGGTTGCGCCGCCCGTGCGAATATCCATCAAATAGCGGTTGCCGTTGGCGCTGACCGACTGAAAGTCGATTTCAAACCCGCACCATGAATTGGCCGTGGTACCGATGCTTGCATAGGAACCCTTGGCCCCGATACCACCGCTGGTGATCGTCGTGACCGAGCCGTTGGTTCCGTAGCCCAGCGCCTCATAGGTATTCGGGGGGTTGAGGGGCTGGGTTGGACCCCCACCGCCGAAGCTTAGGACGCTACTCATGCAGACTTCACATATTCAACGTCAACATCGACCTGGACCGCAGCGCTGGTCTTGAACTGAAGCGCGGTATTGGCAGTCGTGATAACCCAAGGCTCGGCAGCGAAATCGAGGATTGCCACACCGGCTCCGGGAAAGCGGATCGTCTTTGCGTTGGTGGTTCCGTCCAATAGTTCGACAAGGCAGGCCCCGGCGCAGGAGATAATTGCGCGATGGAGACGGGTCGTCTGAGAAGCGGTGGCGGAAACAAGGCTTGTCGTGGTCGCTGTCGAACTCGAAGCAACCGCACGGGCCAATCGCTTTGTGGTAGAAAGCGCGGGAGGCGGCAGTTCAGTGACGGGTGTCGATACTGCCGAATTGATGTCATCCAGGTCGGCAAGCATCAATAGCTGCGTTGCGTCACTCGCCGGGGTGGCAAGGGTGCCATCGGGATTGACAACGACAACGGCTGGAGCTGCCGAGGTTCCGCCATCGGTATTGACCACAGGCACGCCAGCAGGTGAACTCTGCGGCAGCTTGTGCATGTCTTGAACGTTAACAGTCATTTCTTACCACCTGGTCAGATTGCGACGGGGAACTTCGTGATGTTCGCGACTTCCATAACAATGCGGTCTCCGTTGAGACCGGAACCCGCGTAAATGCCGAATTTGGCCTTGTGATCGTCCTCGGTCGTGCTGCCGACACCGCCGAGGAACTTGCCCACGGAAACACCGTCAACGAACAGCTCGACATAGCTCGTGGAGCCCGTGCCGAGCATGAAACGGACCTTGTAATTGTGCTTCTGGTCGAGGACGTTGGCCCCGGCGTACCTGACGACATTCGAGCCTTCGTTGCTCGTCGTGAGATTGAGCTTTCCGGTTCTGTCGAGGCGGATCGCGAACGCCGGGTGTGAGCCGGTGTGCATCTCCATCAACTGATGACCGTCGCCAACCGTCAGTTGGTCGGCGGACGAATCCCAGTGGACGATTGCGTCGAACGAGAGTTCGTATGTCTTGCCGTTCTTGAAATAATCCGCCGAGGTCGAAGCAGAGAGAATCGCGCGGCGCTTGTTGGGATCGCTTGTGTCGCTTGGGGCTTGGTCGTTCTGTGTGTCGTGAACTTCGAACCGATAGTTATTCGGGAGTACGCGCACGGCGTAATCCATGTTTGGGTACATCACGGAACCGGCACCAACAGACCAACTGTGTCCGTCGAGTTTGACGAATGACGGAGCGAGACCGTTCGGTTGCAGGATTGAGCTGAACCAATCTGCATCGGTCGGGAATGTCGGCGGTGCGGGAGTTGGCGTTGGAGTAGGTGTGGGCGTCGGAGTTGGGACCGGATCGGGAACGATAAGCGCCTTCACCTTGTCAATTACCGCCAGCAGTGCGTCGATGATCGCTTGCAGCTCTTCGTTCATTTAATCCCCACCATCATCGGTTAGGTTCGTCTCGTAAGCGTGCAGCTTTGCAGCCTCTAAAAGGCCCACCAATTCGTATCCGGTGGCAGCATCGCCCCAGACGCAGATTGCTATCCCCTCGGGCGTGTCGAGGATCGCGACGACGCGCGAGGGCTTGGGTCCGTCATCCTCGGTTTCCAGTTTCTGAGCGAACCTACGGGCGCAGCCGGGAATGTCCTGGAAGTTGAATATGTCGAGCTTTTCTACGTTGCTCTCATCGTAGATTAGCTTGAGCGTCATACCGCCAGCACCACACAGAAGCAGAAGCGGTAAATCTCCACATTGATCTCGACCGCACGAGCTGCGCTGTTGTCCTCGCGGTAATGCGTGCAGCGGCGGATGTTGAAGTGCATCGCTTGCCTTTCGCTGCGGATTGTGATAGCGCAGTCATCGGTTGCGGCGTCGTTGCTGAGTCTGGCTTAAGGCTGATGCCGAAGAAGTAAGGCCGAGACGTGCTAGATAGGGTGAGTGGCGCACGAGAGCCTACACCTGCCCTGCCGTGGGTTCGAATCCCAACCGGCCCGCAACCAACCTACCTTCGCCGCAGCGGAAACAGCTTGTTGAACATCGCAGCCGCCTGTTCAGCGTCCGCTTGGCTCACCTTGGTTCCATCAACCTTGGTCGAGAAATATCCCTCACTTGCAAAGCGAAGGATCACCGCAGCCATTTCCTTCTGCCGTCCGTGAGTGTCTGAATTAGACTCCACAGCACCCCATGCGAGAACACCCGCGACCATCCTCAGTGCGTCCGCTACATCGTGCAGACCTTCGGCTACCAAGGATGCGGTTTCGGACATGGGACTCGTCCTGCGTACAATGAGGGCTTTGCGGGCTGTGGACACTACCTATTCGGACGGCGGCTCGAACGGACTGTCTGGATAGCGGATGCGCTCATCGGCAATAGGCAACCCGAGGCGTTCATGCTCGGCTCGGCAAAGGGCATAGGCGACATCGTAGGCGGTTTGCCCGTTATCGAACTCGCCGTGACCACTTGAACCGCAGCAAACCTTGGCTTTCCCGACCCTATGTTCAGCGATGCGTGGATCGTCGGAGCTGCGGTAATTGTCGTCACCGTCACGCTCTTCGTAGCGCGTCACGATGTAGCGAGTAACCGGACGCACACTGTATTCAACAAGCCGAAGCTCGCCCATTGTCGTTCTCCCAAGAAAGCGACCGCCGCAGCGGCCTATCCGCAGGAGCGCGGATTTCCATGAAATCTTCCGGCCAGCTCGCCAGAGCCGTCAGCGTGCCATACTGGCGTTTCTATGATTGCGTTCGGTTGGGGCTGGCCGGACAGCGCCGCCGTGTCTTGGTGTCAGGCGCTGAAACGGAAAACGCCCGCTAGCCGGTTAGACTGCGGGCGCAATTCTGAGGATTGCTTATTGTCTCATAAATTCGGGTCCGCGTCAAGTCCCTACGCGGAACAACGATCAGAATTATACGTTGGTTCCCTGTTCTTTCTGATGGATTGCTGCGATTGCGCTGTCCGCCAGCTCTGCGAAGTCGATATAATCATCGATCACGCCAATGAGGCCGCGCATGTCGCGCGGCCAATTTCCGCCAGATTGCCGTTCTATTTCGGCAACCAGTGCGGATGCCAGCTTCTCGCGCAATTCATCCATCTCTCACCTCCTATTGACAATCGCACTTGCCCACCTGATTGCGCTCTGTATACCGGCCACGCTGCATGGAAAGGTTCTCGTTCTCCGCAACCTAACGAGCTTGGCGCGCCGTCTATTGTTTCCGGTGCGCCACCTCACGCCGCCCTCCTCTCGTATCTCCCCGGCAAACTCGCATCGTACAAACAAAATAACCCGCGTATCGCAGCCTCCAGTAATTCCCTGTCGTGAGCATCTGGAAAGCGGAAGCTCGCAACGTAACGGTTGCGTTTCAGCAGTTCCTCCGCGATGATCGAGCGCACCCACGGCGCATCTGATTCACCGCAGGGCCAAGAGCCCACCACAGGATCGATCAGCAGCGAATACAGCGCGTGTCGCTCATAACCGCTCAGCGAATCATCCATTCGATCAAGGCGTTCGTTGTGCCGGGGCTCGCGTTCCTTCGCCTTGTCCATTCGCTCGTATCCACCGGCCTTGAAGCCCTGCCTGCGTAGAAGGGTCACGAACCAGTCTCTCCATTCCCTGCCGATGTTCCGCAGCTCCAGCCCGTCAATCGGCTGGCCGTCGAGCAACCCCAGCGCGTGGAACTGCCCGATCCCGTCGCACGTGTCCTGGTCGATGCTTCCGCCTTTCTCGCTCACCACGAACGAGAACAGCTTTCTTCGGGCAACGATGTGGTCCGGTGGAGGAACAAGCTTTCCACGCTCAAGCGAACCATCGTGCTTGCGTGGTCCTGACTTTCTCGGTCTCCCGCGTTTAGCCATTCGTGCCTCCCGCAAGTTCATCGAGAAAATCGAACATATCCTCCGCTTCCTCGCGGCTCTCGAAGTCGATACGGACACAATGCCCGTCGAACGATGTTAGAGATAGCGTGCCGGAAAGTAACAGCTCGCGTAGTTCGTCCTCCATTCGTTTCCCTCCCCTGATCATGCTTCGACCAGCTTCCCGCCGCGATATTCGAGGAACCCGTGAGCAATCCCCATCTTCCGAATGTGGCTCGGCATTGCCTCCAGTTCGTCGTCGGTTAGTCGCTTAGGATATGGCCCAACATGAAGCCCCGCATCCATGCGCGCCTGTCGTTCCCATTCGTAAATGTCGGACAGCGCCTTCTTGTCTTTCGCGCCCACAGCGGCACGGCGACGTTGCGATTCCTCGTTGATCGCCATTTCCGCAGCGTACGGACTTGCCGGTGCTGCAACACGGTTGGCCCTCGCCCGCTTCTCCGCCACCAGCTTCGAAATCTCGGGAACGATTTGGGATGGCCTCGTAACCGACCGGCGAAGCTCGGCGGATACCGCAGCGATCTCGTCTGCCCTAATTCCGTCAAGCGCATCGGCGGCGGCCTGTAGCCACACCATTTGGGCGTCCGCGTTCATCGAAATTGGGGCGACCAGCTTGAGGCACTTAGCCAATTCCAGCGTGACCCCCACCAAGTAAACGTTCGAGGGCAACTGTGGTGGCATCTCGGTCAGTTCGGTCATCTCGGTTGTTCCTTGGATCGTAAATGGCTCCCCAGCCCTTGGCGGTGCATTGCTCGATGAGTTGCGGCGGCGGGATTCCGGTTTGAATCGAAACGCGGGCCAGATCGTCGTTGAAATGCTTCCACGCAGTTGCGCTAAGGCCGAGCCTCTTGCGCTTACGGTTGCCGAGCAGATCGGCCCAAACCTGACTTGGAACACCAAGCGGGCAAACCCACGGGCGCGGTGAGGAACCTTTAGGTTCCGAACTTATCTTCTTAACTTCTTCCCTTACTTGTTCTGTGCCTTGCCCCTGCCTTGCCGCTGCCTCTTCCGGTGCCTCGTCTAGTGCCTCACGGCCAAGGCCGCGCCTCTGATATTTTTCGTATTTACAGATGGTTATGACAGCGACGCCTGCCTCACTATCCACCTCAATCATTGCCTCGGATTTTAGGCGTTTCCAAAGACGCTCAACCCATGCCTTGTCGCGGTCGAGTGATCGTGCCATGTCGCGCTGCGACACCGCGAGCTGGCCGCGATCCAGGGCGATGATGCGCTCTTTGTAACGGACGCGGGTTGGCTGCCATGCTGCCTTTGCGACGAGCCATGCGAACGCCATCGCTTCAGCGTCATTGCGGAACGCTGGATGCTCATTGACGAGCGAGCGATAGAGCCGCACGTAGCCGCTCACGCAGCGTTTCTCTTTTCAAACTCTGCATCGTCGCGGATTTCCTGTTCCACGATCCTGCGAGCTTCAGATGGAGGAGTATCAACCCAGTCCACGAGATAATTGAATCTCGATTGATACGTGGCTGGGATGGAGCGGAGCCAGCGGTTCATGCACTGCCGCCGACAGAAAAGAATGTCCGTGCTCCGTCCGCCTCCCGGTAGTAGTGGCCCAATACCAATCCGCGCCTGCGTGCTTCTGCCGCAAGCTCGGTAACGGTGAATTTGGCGAGCGTGTCTGGAAGAGTCGGCTCTTCGATGAGCTCGATTGCGCGGGCGCGGTTCGGAGCGCGTTTGATATATCCGCGCTCTTCAAGCGCCTCGATCAGCCGGTGTATGCCTGCCTTGCTATGGAGTCCGAGCGCGTCCTTCATTTCATCGAACGATGGGCACCGTTCGCACGATTTGAGATACGTAAGAAGCTCGATTTGCTTTGCGGTTAGTGGTATCATGCCGCCATCTCCAGGAGTGCGTTAAGGAGCTTGTCGCTGCTGGATTTCGCGCGGTCGTATTCGACCCGAGGCATCCATTTCGATTTCGGCCCGACGCGCATCGGGACAATTCCGGCTTCCTTGCGCAGCGCGGACATCTTGACGTTGATCGCGGTTCTCGTCCGACCTGGAAGCAAGAGTTTCGCGGTGTTGATCCAGTCAACCTCGTTGACCAGTTCGTACAAGCATTGCAGCTCGTACTCAGACCAAGGGGCGCTCATTCCTCATCCTCACTCTGACTAATGGTTGGTGGCGCGACGACTGCGATCTCTTCTGCGAGCTTTCGCGAACCGTTCTGCTGGATATGGAACTCAACCAGCAGCTCGTCGGCTGTTGTCCAGTCATTGAAGCTGGCGAGCTTCTCCAGGTTCAGGTTATCGGGTTCGTTGCCGTGCTTGCGCATGGTCCAGACGAACTTCTGGAGGCGTGACCATTCGCGGGGTGGAGCTGTCATTTGCACTGCCACCAGTGCATGAGGTCGGACAGGCGAACGACCGCCAGCGCCTCTTGCTTGTCAGCCCTGATGATGAGGGCGCGGTGATCGCCAAGCGGACTAGTGATCCAGGCGGGGATTTGCTTTTTGCGCTTTAGTTCGCACTGGAACCGTTCGCCCCATCCGGTGCTCACGCACAGGTCACCCTTTTCGTCACCAGCGCCGGATAAAGGAACACGGCGGCAGGATAGGCCAGCAGCCTCGAACGCAAGGCGCGTCTCGTTCTCGAACGTGTACCCGCGCCGCCTTGTGTAGGCTCCGCATTTGCGTGGTTTCCCCTCCCCTGACACGCTACGCCGCCTTTCTTCGCTTTGTCGGTAACGGGAGATCGAGCGGACGCTGGCGACCCTTGAGGGCGCGTTCGTTCTCGCTTTCCTCGATCAGCTCAGCGAGTTCGGGCCATTCCTCGTTCGCTCGTAACCAAGCGACGAAACCCATCTCAGCCATTCCCGCGATATATTGAGCAACCATGTCGTCAGCCTTGAGACCGAACACGACACGCATGTCGTCAGACGAAAGACCTCGGTTGAGGCGGATTTGACCCAGTGCCCGTCCTACGTCCTGTAGGATATGCATCTTCGCGCGGCCCTGCATGTTCACAGCGACCGCCCGTTGATTCTCCGACGATTAACGGAACCGCTGTCGGTTAATTGCGATTCATGAACGACCGGCTTCGGAGTGCTATCCCCCCCCGTGCTCCGGAGCCGGAGTTCTGCCGGAAGCTGCGGTATATCCCCGTGTGGGCTGGCCCAAACGTCAGCGACCCAGCGAGCCAGATATTCCGCGAGCAGGTTAAGCCCGTAGATCAATGCCGCGCCCGTCGCGGCGAGGGCGAAGATGAGTATGATGTCCCCCCGGCCCAGCACTATTCGGGTATCATTCTGCGGGTCATGAAGTCCGCGATCTCGTCGGGCGGCGGCTCATGGCCGGTAACGCGCACGTATGAATCGAGAAATTGCTGGAGTTGCGCTCGGTTTCCCTGCAATGTGAGGGAGGGCGCGGAGCGAGGGGCATCGACTTCCGCGCCCATCGTCGCAGGGGGCGACGAATCCGTTGTGGACAGATTGTTAACTTTAGCTAAGTTACGATCTACGTACTGCCGAGTTGCTTTGCGTAGGATAACCTCTGGATGCAAAAGTGTTATTTCGCTTCCGCCGCCCCCAGAATTGAGGTTCGCGGCGATTTGCTTTTCGTCATTCCCGAATGTGACCGGATCGAGATCGCGCTCACTCCCCACACAATGGCGGAGTTCATTGCCAAAGCGGGAAAGGCACTCGCGGAGTTCGACCAGCGCGTCACGGCTGACGTGGTCGATTTTCCGGGGCATTAGGCGTCCTGTTCCATCTTGGTCAGGGCGCGCTCTACGCGGGCGTAGGTATCCAGCGTCATTGTCGAGCCGGATTCCAGCTTGGCTAAACGCGTCCCGCTGCCCAGCAGCTTCCGGGAGAGCGTCGTCGGCTCCCGGTTCAGCTTGATAGCGAGGGCGTAGATGCGCTTTGCTAGCGCCGCAGTCTCGGACATGGCGGCACAATGTACTATTCTACACGAGCCGTCAAGGACTATTCTACACGCGCCGCCGTGTAGGAGAATACGCGATAATGGCGCTATGGATTTGCGTCAGCGTATCAGGGACGAGATCGCCAAACACGAGGGCATGACCATCCGGAGCCTGTCCGTGAAGGCCGGTCTATCGGATAGCGCGCTGCACAAGTTCATGACCGGCGCAACCAAATCCCTGACCACCGACAACCTGGAAAAAATCGCAGCGGCGTTAGAGCTTAGCGCCCGCGAGCTGTGGTGGGGAAACGGCGACGGGAAAATCTCCTACATCTGGGATCACATTCCCGACAGCCGCAAGGAACAGGCGCTGCGTGTGCTTGAGACCTTTGCCGACAAGGGCGATTCCCCCGCGCAAGACAGCGCCTAAAGGGAAAATGTAGAAAAGTACATTTCCTGCTTGACGTGTAGAAAAATACACGGCATAACCTAGCTCACTAACCGAATAGATCGGAGTGAGCAGATGGCGACCGACTTCGCAGAATTGATTGCGCGATGGGATAGCGGCGACGGCAAGCCCTACAAGGGTTCGCTCATCGACTGGAAGGCATTCGAGGCTGACCAGTCGAATATCGGTTGCATGTGTGCTCAAGGTCAGGCGCTTCACCTGCTCGGCGGATGGTCGCCAGCGAAACTGCGCGACACCGATCAGGAGAAAGCCGACAAGGCAACCGCCAAGCTGCTCAATATCTCCATAGCACATTCGATCCTTTTACGCAGCATAAATGACAAGGCGGACGGCGCTCCTTCGGTTGTCCTGACGCATCCCGAGAAGATACTTGGCGATCAGGCTCAAATCGTCCTTGCCTTTTGGCTTCATCTCGACGGGATGAAAGCAAAGGACTGGAAGAAAGTGGACGCCGCTTCGGCCGCCGCTTGGGACGCCGCTTCGGCCGCCGCTTGGGACGCCGCTTCGGCCGCCGCTTGGGACGCCGCTAGGGCCGCCGCTTGGGACGCCGCTTGGGACGCCGCTAGGGCCGCCGCTTGGGACGCCGCTTGGGACGCCGCTAGGGCCGCCGCTTGGGACGCCGCTTGGGACGCCGCTTACGCTTGTAGCGAAATCCAAGGCGCTCGCCTCATGCGCGAGCGTGGAAAGCCGTTCTTCTTCCTTCCCATGTTCGGGTTTGCCGATCCTGAAAGCATTCCCGCGCTTCCCGCTGATTACGGGAGGGTCGCATGACCATTCACGGCGCTCGCCCGCATATCGAACCGCGTCATCTGGAAGCGATCTACAGACCGCTTGCGGAATGGACGACACCCGAAGCGTATCTGCCGATCCCGGTCGGTCCGATTGAATACCTTCGCGCCAAGATGGTCGCTGATTCCAGGTTCATCAGAATGGCTAGGGCACTTGGCTGGTATCTTGCGGGAACGGTTGTTGTTGGGTGTGGGTGGCTGGTTGCGAGTGGCGTCCTGTGACTGGACGTTCCCCTTCGGGTCGGGCCACTCATGAACGGAGCCAATCTCCGTTGTCTCCGCCTACGGTGAGTGTCCCTAACGCGCTGCTCGCTCAATGCGTGGCCGCAATCGAGTTCTACGCGCTGCCCGAGAATTGGCACGGCGTTTACATGTGCGGCAACGGTCCGATGGCTGACGATTGGGCGGAGGATTACGACGACGATCAGTATCCTGACGGGAAGCCCGGAAGGCTAGCGCGGGAAGCGTTTCGCGCGCTGATCGCGTCAGGGATCGGAGCCGAAGGTCAGGACACCGAAGAGTGGCCTGATACGGAGCACGAGAGCCCGACCGCTGAAAGCGGGGACGCCCAATGATCGACCAATGTCCAGAATGCGGCGGCATGGGAACCCTAACCGATGTGGACCGCAACTCATATTGCCCGTTCACAGAAGTACCTTGTCATGCCTGCAACGGTGAAGGGGAATGCGAAGTCCTCTGTCCATATTGTGACAACGAGGTTGACGATACCGGCTTTTGCAAGAGGTGCAACGAGGTGTCGGTGCATGTTGGGCTTCACCCAAGGAAAGCGGCGTGAGGTATCTCTCCGTCTGCTCGGGCATTGAAGCCGCGACGGTGGCTTGGCATCCGCTCGGATGGTCGCCGGCCGCATTCAGCGAGATCGAGGCGTTCCCTCGCGCTGTCCTGGCTCACCATTATCCCGATGTGCCGTGCCACGGCGACTTTACCACGATCGGAGCCGGTGAGTATGGCCCAATTGACCTTCTTGTCGGAGGAACCCCCTGCCAGTCCTTCTCAGTCGCCGGACTGCGAGGCGGACTGGACGATGTTCGTGGGAACCTGGCACTCCAATTTCTCAGGTTGGCTGATCGCAAACGGCCCGCCTGGCTGGTGTGGGAGAACGTCCCCGGTGTCCTGTCTTCGAACAGAGGACGGGACTTTGGTTCCATTCTCGGGGGCATGGTCGAACTCGGGTATGGCCTCGCCTACCGAGTCTTGGACGCTCAGCACTTTGGAGTACCCCAAAGGCGCCGTCGCGTGTTCGTTGTCGGACATCTTGGAGACTGGCGACGTGCCGCAGCGGTTCTATTTGAGCGCCATAGCCTGTCGGGGCATCCTGCGCCGCGCAGAGAAGCGCGGGAAAGCGTTGCCGGCACCCTTGGCGGAAGCTCTCAAAGCGGTGGCTTCAGAACCACAGACTTAGACAATAACGGCGCATTCATTCCCGAGATCGTCGGGCAAGCCATGTCCGAAGCAACCTCAACCGAGACTTGGCACACATTATGTGCCGATCAGAACCGGCTTAGCGATGCCGTCGCATTCATGGAAAACCAACGTGCGGAACTTAGGACATCGGAGCAGACCGACGCGCTAGCTCGGGGCGGAGGGAAGCCGGGGCAAGGATATGCGGCTGCGCTCGCCGGATCCGCCGTTCGCCGTTTAACTCCCCGCGAGTGCGAACGCCTCCAGGGCTTCCCCGACGATTACACGCTCGTTCCGTATCGCGGGAAGCTCGCCGCCGATGGCCCTCGATATAAGGCGCTCGGCAATTCGATGGCGGTCCCCGTCATGTGCTGGATCGGTGAGCGGATTGCCGCCGTGGAAGCGCTTCAAATTCAGCGAGAAGCAGCATGACCACAGAGACTGAACTGCTGGAGCTTGCAGAGCGGCTGGAAAAGGCGACCGGAGCTGACGACGCAACGGATTGGGCAATCGCTGAAGCTGTCGGATGCGCGCCAGGGCTGGCCTACACCGCCTCACTCGACGCAGCAATGACGCTGGTGCCGGAGGGCGCGAAAGCTGCAACTGTCAACTGGTGTCCGTATGGCAGCGGCGTTGCGGAAGTCTATCTAGGCAATCCCGGCCCGATGTTCGGCACGGAAGCCGCAACTCCCGCCATCGCTCTTTGCGCCGCCGCATTACGCGCCCGCGCCACCACACAGACACCGGAGAAGCGATGATGGAGAGCATCTATCTAATGGGTTCTGAGGACGTTCGCAGCGCCTCGTCAACCATGTCCAGAGCGGCTGAGCAGATGCAAGGTGCGGCGAGCAACGTCGCGTCCGCGCTAGAGCAACATCAGCGCTTTCTCGACGATTGGCTGAGCCGATTTGAGGCTGCGCTCGCCAAGACGGAGCAATCTGAATGACCCCCATGCCCAACATCATCGCAATCGTTTCGTTCGTCGGCGGAATTGGTGGCCTGATCTACCTCTGCGCTCTCGTGAGAAAGTTATATCAATGACCCCCTCTGAGAAGCTGGTCGAACGCGACGAGTTTTGCCGCCGCTTCAAGGCGCGGATGATCGAGCGTGCGGGCGAGACATTCGACGATGGCAGCAGCATCGCGGACTACGCCGATCAGGCAGCGCCGACCTACTACGACGACAAATCACAACGCGAAGAGGGGCCGGAGGAATGTGCCGACGCCGACATGAGCTATTGGGGGGAGGACTGATGGAGCCCTTTGTGAGCGCGACTTGCGAAGGCGAGCGCTGCCATTGCGGCAAGCCAGCCGCGAAGAAGGTTGGCGAGGAAATCCCGTTCGACGATCCGGCTCCGGCGCGCCACAGTCTGACGGCGTATGTGTGCGCCGATCATTACGCGGAATTGATGGGACCGGTTGGCGCAAAGCAAGTCGGCGCATCTATCCCCACTCCCGAAGCCTCAGAACAGCTACAGGGCGCCGAACGTGTCGTACTGAACGACCGCATCAAGCAGCTTCGTGTCGAGCGGAAGCGCTACTTCGACGTGGAGGGCGATGGCGTTGATGAGCTGCTGATCGCGATACAGGATCATTTCGACCGCGAAGCCGCATCGCCCAACCCTAGTAGCTCAGAACAGAATGCGCTGAGGGAAGCGCTCAAGGAAGCGCGCGAGGCTGTCGGAATATACGGCTATGCGGGCGTTAGAGGCCGCCGCGTTCGTCAGCATTGGGCCGCAGAATTGCTCGCCAAGATCGATGCCGCACTCACCGCATCACCCAAAGGACAGGACCATGAGTGACGAGAAGCGTGATCTGCTTCACCGGCTCGGAATGATCGGCATGTCGTTTGCCGCAACCGGACTTGAGGAACACGCGACAACGATCAACGAGGCAATCGAATCCCTCTCACCCAAAGGGCATAGCGAAGCCTCAGTGGATGAGCTGTTTCGCGAGCAAACGCTTCTCGTGGACAGGCTGTGCTCGGCGATTGACTTGGCCGCCGAAGACATAGGCCACGAAAGCATCGACGACCTGCTGAAGCTAATCGGGCCACAGAACGAACGCTGCATCGAAGCGCTTGGAGGTCGCACCGCTCTCAGCAACTCAGTCAGTGGGGTAAAGCTATGAATTATGGAGCCATTTCCCGCTTTCGTCCCTTCGTGATCGAGCCGCTTCGCGTCTCGCCGGTTCCCGCTTCAATCGGGGCTATGAGTGACGCCTGGGACGACATGGCAGCAGGTCTGCTCTCCGCGATCAGGACCAGCGATTTCACCGCATACGATACCGCAATGAACAAGTTTCGTGAAGCATCCACCAGGGACGGGAGCGTGCCTAATAAGCCGCTCCCGGTGAACAAGTGAACAATCGCAATCTCGAATACGATAGGGCGATTGACGCCGAGGAATGGCGACCGGCTTTGGCTGCGTTCTATCGTGCCGAAGTATGGCTTCAGAGTGCGGAGAACGTCGAGCGTGGCTTCCCGCTCACCATAGACGACAGGCGCACCATCAAAGCGCTGGCCGCCGCATTCGAGCAGAGGGCGGCATGACCGAGGGCGTGTCACCGGAGAAGATCGCGGCACTGTCCGAGCCGTTCGATCCGAAGCAGGTCCACTGGCGGGCGCAAACTGTCGCGCACGGCAAGGCGCTTGCGCTGGCCTACATCGACGCGCGTGACGTTATGGACCGTCTCGACACAATCTGCGGCCCAGAGAACTGGCAGGATCGCTACGAGGAAACCGCCAAGGGACGCGTGCTCTGTACGCTGTCAATCAACATCGGCGGCTATTGGGTGAACAAATGCGACGGCGCTGGAAACACTGACGTTGAAGGCGACAAAGGCGCTGTGTCCGACGCCCTCAAGCGCGCCGCCGTCAAGTGGGGCATTGCCCGCTATCTTTACTCGCTCGGCAACATTTGGGTTCCATGCGAACTCAACGCGCAAGGCAAGTTCAAGAAGTTCACGGACGATCCGTGGAAATACACGAACATGCCCGTCGTGAAGGAACGTGACGCCCCGTTCCCGCTCGGACCCGCAAAGAACAAGACGGACCTGAAGGACAAGGCGAAAGAGCTTTGGGCCGACATTATGAACTGCGCCGATGCAGCAGAGCTGAACAAGATACTCGCGGACACCATACCGCTCCAGGAACAGCTTAAGGCAGCGTTGCCGAGCTGGTGGACTGGCGGCGTGCGCGAGGGAAGCGGTGAGCGCTTCGAGGGCCTTGAGGCCGTCATTGAGAAGCTGCGGAACGACTTCAGCGGAGTCGCCGCAAACGGAATGGATTGGCGCGGAAACGTGCTTCACGCTGGTTAAAAGGAGAGAATGAATGAGCACTCGCAAAGACATCTGCACGCCCCGCAAGAAGAAGGACGGCGGCACCTATTGGGTCAAGATCGGCACGGCATGGGAGAATGACGGCAAGACACAGCTCGTCTTTGACGCGCTTCCCATTCCTGACGGTGAGGGCCGCGTAGTCGCAAACCTGTTTGAGCCGCGTGAGAACAACGCGCGACCGCAGCAGCAGCAGCGACAGACCGCCGATCTGGATGACGAAATTCCTGGTTGGGACTGATGCGGATCGACGCCCGCCCTCGTAAGCGCAATTCCCCGCGCCCTGTAGAGAAGTCGGCCCCCGGCTTCCTACAGTGGCTGCGTGGGCGCGACTGCCTCGTGGCAACACATGGCAGCGTCGGCCACCCTGCGGAATGCGAGGGCAAGATAGAGGCCGCGCATGTCGATTACGCTGGCGGCAAGGGCATCGGAACCAAGGTTGCCGACCGTCACGCTATCCCGCTGTGCTCGCTCCACCATAGGCTTCAGCACGATAAGGGCTGGGGAACGTTCGAGGCAAAGTATCTAGGCATCAGCGGCTTCGCTTGCGTGGCTGCGAGCGCCTTCTGGAAAGCATGGCCCGGAAGGTGGGCGTGGGAGCGAAAGCTAGAGCAATGAGACGCGCCGTATATCTCTCCGGACGCTACCAGCGCGACTATGCCAAGCGCCTGATAGACGAAGCGCGCGAGGGCGACGTTATGTCCATCAGCGCACCGACGCGGAGCCTGGAGCAGAACGCCAAGCTCTGGCCAATGCTCGAAGATTTGCGCGAGCAGGTTCCCGCGATGAGCACCTATTCGACCGACGACATTAAACTGCGCTTCTTGAACGCGCTGGGCGTCGAAATGCGGTTCCTGCCGTGCCTTGAGGGCGAGGGAGCATTCCCGGTCGGGCTGCGATCCTCAACGCTCACCAAGGGCCAGTTCAGCGGGTTGCTCGAACTTCTCTACGAATACGGGGCGAGACACGGAGTTCGCTGGACCGATGAAAGGAAAGCAGCGTGAATATCCCCGAGAGCGAATGGCATGAGGCAGCGGGCAAGCTGGTTCAGGATGAGCGCGGAGGCCTGTGGCGCATCGTCGGCTTTATCGACCGCCCCACCGTAATCCTCGATCCCGTGGTTATCGTTGGCGAGAATGAAGATGACCGCACGCGGCAAACACTCATCATGGACAGCCCGCTGTCACGAGAGTTCAAGCGGCTGGTACCGCAGGAGGCAGCGTAATGGCAGACAAGCACTGGGACGATCTGCGCGGAGCGGGGATGCTGCTATATTCCGAAAGCGATCGTCATGTTGTGGAGTTGTCGTTTGAATATCGAGAGGAGGCAGAGCGAATATTCAACCTGCTCGATGATCTGGCTGCGTCAGCGGGCGAAGCGGGAACCGCTGAAACAACGAAGATTGGTTCAGCCGAAGGCGAGCACGCGGTCCCGAAGGGAGACGCCCAATGAAGGGTCATCGCCAGTGGTTAAACATCTCCACCCACATATCCCACAAGGTCTGGATACCCCCTAAAAAGACGGGTCACAGAGAGTTTATGGAGTTGAGGCCGATTATCAGGAGGGCTGCGTAGCGTGAGCGCCGAGCATCTTGCCAACAAGTTCCGGCGAGCGATCCGCAACGACACCGGAACGCATTTCAGCGCCGACGAGCTGCGCCAGCTTGGCGAGTGGGGCGTAATGGATATTCTTCTACAGCGGGAAGCCGAGGAGCTTAGTGTCAAATGGGCAGGCAGGAAAAGCGGCTCTACACTGTCGGGCGCTTCTGGCTTGCCGCCCGCGAGCAATCGCCATTCCTCCAGATCAGGTGGTACGACGAACGAGCAAAGGTTACTCGCAGCAAGAGCAGCGGTTGCCGGACGCTAGACGATGCAATCCCCGTCATCCTCGCCCATCATGCAAACGACTTGGCAGACGGTCGGCAGGAGCCATCTGCTGCTTTGGTGGCTACCGCCATCGTACAATACTGGCGCGAGCACGGGCGAACCAGGATCAATTCCGCAGCCACGGCTAATTCGCTGCGGGTATTCCTCGCCTTCCTCGACAGGGACACCGTGACGCTTGCGGCGACCATCGCGGACATGAAGCCGGAAGTGTTCCGGAGGTTCATGCGCTGGAGGATGCAGCCACACAGCTACGAGATTGAGTGGCAAGGGGAGATTTACCGGCACACATCAAAAGGCGTCAGCGGAGAGGCGGTACAGCGCAGCTTTGACGATGTGAGAGCGGCGTTCAACCACGCCGTGTCGGAGGGGCGCATTCCCTACGCGCCAAAGGTTCCCGCCGTGCCCACTGAGCACAGATCGCCGCCGAGAGACGTGCGGCTGACGGTCGAGCAGCTTGGCTCGATTGTGGGATACGCGGCCTACGATATTGAGGCGCTGCGGTGGGTGCTGGCGATGATTGCCACCGCTTGCCGCCCGGACGCGATCCTGAAGTGGAACGTCGCGGAGCAGTGGAAAGGGCGCGGAGCAGTGTTTGACACGCACCCTGCGGGGGCGCCACGCACAAAGAAGCGGAACGCGGTGGTCCCGGTAATAGACGAGTTCCGGCCTTGGCTCGAAGCGTGGGCAGACTCCCCTCACGCCAAAGTCAAGAGCCGGAAAACATGGTGGCGCACAATGCGCGAAGCGTTGGATTTGCCGCCAGAGATTGTGCCCAAGACGATCCGCCACACGATAGCGACGGAGCTGCGGCGCCGGGGCGTGTCACTAACGGACATCGCGGGGCTGCTCGGGCATACGAGCGAGAGCCGAATCACCCAGGTTTACGCCAAGTACGATCCGGAGCGACTTCCGCATGTGAAACAGGCACTTAGCGCCATTTGGCACGAGGTTTGTGCAGAAGCGAACAAATGGCTCACGAATCACTTTCGTGTCACGCCATCTTACGGAACGCCGATTTCGGTTGCAAAGAAGCTCGAAAATGTATAGGGTTTCTGCGGTTTTTGGGATGGTGGGCGGTGACGGGCTCGAACCGCCGACCCTCTCGGTGTAAACGGGAGGAGATGGCCGCTGTGGACTATATCAGCGAAGAGAACGCGGCACGAACAAACGCGGAGCAAAGCGAAACTCCACCCGATTTTCGTGTCAGTTTCGTGTCAACCATTCCGCATCTTAAAAAAGGACAGGCCAATGACGAGTGAGGAGATGCTGGAACATGTGGCGCGAGCAATGGCCGACGCGGTGAACGCCGGGCAATTCGTTTATCGTGCAATGGGACAGGCTGCACCGTGACGAGCGCGAGCTTTACGAAACCGCAGCCCGCGCAGCAATTGCAGCTCTGGGGGCACTCGCCCAACAACAGATACCCACTGATGATTGATTTTGGAGCTCTAAAAATGTCTGAGGTCAGAACGTATTGCACCCATACAGGTGATTATGTCGTTTCTGAGAACGGAACTTGGTTGCCCGGCGTCTATGACAGTGAGGAAACTGCGCGTTATGCCGCAACACTGAGTGACGATGTTTTGGTTCGCGCGCAACCGATCTGCGAAACGCGGCCAATTACACGCTTAGACTTAAGCCTGTTGAGCGCCGACACGCGTTAACCTCGGATACTTTAGCGGATGTCCGAGGTTTTGTACCACGCATCTTAAGGCTACCAAGGATGAATCCCGATAGCTTGAGCATATCTTCCGGGGTCAGCTCCATCGAATATCCTCCACCTCCTGAGTCCATTCTGATGAAGGCGGTTTCGGGATCGAAATAGAGACGCACCTTGCCTCGGGTGATCTCCAGTTTCTTCATGAGTATACCCCGGTATATGCGGAGTGGCGTATAATTTTACGGATCATTTCGCGACCACTCGCTTGCCGGTCGTCCAGGATAGGCAATCAAGGCAGAATATGCGCTCGGTCTTGAAGTGGCGGCTATAGTTGTATCCGCGCCTCTGGACGTTATCGGATTGGCAGGTGCCGCACGTTCCGCCGCTGCGGAGGCGGGGAAAGTTTCTGATATACGGCTTTAGCTTGTGATACAGCTCCTCGGTAAGCCTCACGTCCCCGGCGCAATAGCGAGCCATGCGGGCGCGGGCCTTGGGGCACCCTTCAGCAGCCGCCTTCCACATCGCAAGGCCGTCATGCTTGACCTTGCAGCCGAGGCCGAACAGGGGGGCCACGTAATCGAGCTTGCTGCTGATGAAGCCCATCTTGCGGACGGTCTTGTAGAGGTCGATCTGCGTCGGCTTGGGCGGCAATTCCATGCCTGAAAGCGCGAACTGGCCCTCGATCTTCGGCGTATCGAAGATGACGTTGTTATAGCCGACCAGCGCATCGGCGGCGCACATGGCTTCGTGGATGCCGCCAAGCATTCCCTGATAGCCATGCTCCCACTCGGTAAGCACGGTGGTCTTGCGCTGTCCGACCCACTTCATGCCGACCATGTGAATCAGGCGGCCGCCGTAGTCGTCCTTGACCTGGGTGTGCTGGACATATTGATCGCGGAGGCCGAACAGATAGCCCTCAAAGAGCTTCGTTTCGATGTCCACGACGAGGATACGAGGTTCCACATGGTTGTCCCCGCGTCTCCGGTTTTTCGGAGCGCTCCCGTAGTTCTTAATTGTTTGGATTGATGGCCAATTGCTTCTCGAGAAGGTTCTGGAGATGCATCAGCCTCAGTTCGATTTCGGCCCCCGCTTCACACAGGGCGGACTCGGCAGGAACACACAGTCGAGTTCCATCAGCTCCGGGGGCGGGGGCTGGAGTTGCGGGTGTTGGGGCTGGGTTGGGATTACCTGGAGCGGCTTTTCCCTGTGAGCGCATCCGATCAGCGCGCAGCTTAGCAAGATCGCGCAAGTACGCTTGGCGTTCATCGTCGGTATTCCTCTGATATTGCTGTTCGATTTTCCTGACCTGCGCTTGGTTGTCGGCTTTCGCCTCTTCCTGCGCCTCGACCAATCCGAGGACGGTCGCGTGTTCGTGGTGGTAAAGAGCCTCGTACTGGTCGGCCTGCTTCTTCCAGTGCCGCGTTTCCATCTTCTGGACGCCGAGCAGGACGCCGAGGATGAGCGAGATCGCGGCCCCGGCAATGCCGAACGGGCCGAGCAGGCGGAGGAAGATCATGCTGCCCTCACGGAATTGCGGATTGCCTTGGCCGCTTTGATTGCCACGATGAGCGGCCACGCGAGCGCCGTGCCGATATCAGAGGTGTTCGCCACGACAATTAGGCCGCCGACGAACCAAATGTAGAAGATGAAAGGTAGCCACGCTGTCATGCGATGCCCTTTTTGCAGATGGGAGTGTCTTTGAGTTGGACGGACCAGCTCAGACCGGCCTCGAAGTTTTCCTTGTTCACGGTACCGACGACGCGGCCCGTTTCCGCATCGACAATGGGACCGCCTGACATCCCAGGAATCACCGGGATCATGCCGACAAGGATCGCCTCACCGTCATCGATTGCGCCCGTGCCGATGAGTTCAACCGTGGTAATCTGAGGCTCGCCACGAGCATGGCCGAACGCGATGTATTTGCGTCCTTCTACGAACCCGCCGCAGTCGATCTGGAGGTACGGCCCCTCGTCCCCAAGCAGTTCGGAGAAGTCCTCTGTCGGTGATGCGTAGGCGATGTTGATTGGCTTGCCGTCGATGGCGCAGTTGTGCTCGGAGGTTACGTGGTTCACGCTCAGCAGGAGGCCGTCAGGGCCGACGCGAAAGGCAGACCCCGCGCTCGTGTAATCGCTGCCCGGACAGATCACCTCCGGGATCGCATCTGGGGAGATCACGACAAGCCCCGTCATTGACGCTGGGGATATTGGCGTAGGCACAAGAAGGGCCGTGGCTACCAGCGCGGAGCGGAGAAACATTGGCAATGTCCTTGATTTGTGCTAGTCAGAGCACATGGCGGATGGCGACTTGAACGGGTATCGAAACTGCACCGAAGAGGAGCTGCTGGCCTACATTGGCGACGGCTTGCAGCAAGCGTCTGAAGAGCAGATTGCCGAGATTACGCGGCGGCAGTTTGAGTTGCTACGCGCAGGCATAGAGCCGCCTCGGCCTCTCGCCTCCGTACTAGACCCTTTAGGGTTTTGCCTTTGGCCGTAATGAAGTAGCCCCTGAAGGCATTGCAGCCGCCAGCCCAATCGCCAGCGTTGAACCGCCTTGCCATCGGTGAAGCGCAGAACGCCTTAGTCCCCGCATTGTAAGCGAAGTCGATTGATGCAGCGAAAGCGTTGGACTTCGTTCCGATCTCGGGAACACACTTCAATACAGCGGGAGCGTAGTCACTCGCCTGTCTTGCCCCGAGAAGTATCTTGCACTCGTCTGCGGTATAGGTCCGCATCGGGCGCTCGGTTTCACCATAACAGACAGTCGGGCGACCATCGCCGGGGTCTTTGTACGGCTTCAGCCTTAGCCCCTCGAACGCGGTTGTCAGCGGTGTTGCCAGCAGGACTGCGGCGGCAATCAGCGCCGGTGTTTTAGGAGGCGTTCTTGGCGCGCTTGAGGGCATGATTAACCAGCGCAAAGAACGGCACCGCAGCGAGGAAATACGCCCACACCGGAACCTGCTGTAGCAGCGCCTTCACCGCATCGGGTCGCGCTTCGTAAGCGGCGCCCACGGCAGCAAAGATCGACGCGGACAGCCCGTTCACCCATTTGACGAACCGCAGCCACGCATCGCGGCCAGCGGCTTCTATGCGGTCAAGAATTGGCACTCTTGCCCTCCACCAGATGCTTGATTCCGACGAACGCCCCCGCAACCGCTAGTGCCGCCGCGTTCACCAGCGTTACCGCTGTTGCACTGAGGTACACCGGGATAAGCACACCCCATGCCGAGAGGAGATTGACCAGCGCGAGGGCGAACGCTCCCGTCGCTGTCACTCGTGCGGTCAGCGGGGCCATTCCAGCTTTTCCAGCAGTTTCTTCATGTCCTCGGGGATCGGTTCTTTCACCGTATCCTCAAGGTGCTCTCGGTAGGTTTTGCGCTTCATTTGGATGGTCCATATCTGAGGCGGTCATGCAACCTGATGAGCCCGCAGGCGATGGACACCAGCGCGGCAATAATGGTCACGGCCAACGCAATGCCCTGCCAGAAGCTGAATACGGCAACGGCGGCAAACAGCCCCGTCGCTGTGTCTAATGCGGCGTGATGGCTATTCATTGCGCTTTACTCATCGCACTAACTTTCGCTAAGGAGGGCCTGCCTCTGCTCGGAAACCAAAAGGGGCGCGTATGTGGCAGTCTATCGAGACCCTTCCTCCGGATCGCGAGGTGTGGGTCAGCAACGGCAAATATGTGATGCCCGCCTATCTCAACGGCTTGGGGCATCTTACGTGGTCGGGCGATGATGACACGCTGCTAGGCGATGCCACGCACTGGACAGAACTTGCCGAGCAACCCTCGCCTTCTGACGGGAAGGGGCCAAGCGCGGCGGACGTTTATCGGAGGAGCCTATGATCTGGCTCGCCTCGGTTTACGTCCTCGGAGTGATCCTGTTTGCGCTCACCAATCGGCGGCACAGGTTCAAGGTAGCGCTGGGTTGGCCGGTCGTGGTGCTATTGGGAATTGCCCTGTTTATGATCGTTGCGGCGAGGGCGGTCCAGAACAGCTAGGCGGCCACAGCCTTAATCACTGAGAAATTGAACACCGGCTGTTCGATCGTGGTTCCGCCAGTCGTGGCGAAAGTGATCTCGAACGAACCCGCCGCAACCTTGGTGACGTGGATCATATATTTGTCCGTCCCCGACTTCTGGCACACTCGCACCGTATCGGTTGCGGCAACGGCGCTGTTCGTGACGGTGAACGATTGCCACGAGGTTGAACCTGCCGATGAAACCAGCGTGATCGCGCCGCAAGATGCGTTTGCGATGACGCCGGTCGTCCTGCTGGTCGCCTGAGTGACGGCGGTACCAGCCCCGGTGGAGAACCCCAATCCGTAGCCCAGCGCGCTGATGAGCAGCCCCGATGTCGTGAGGGACATTTTCTCGGCCTGCGCGAGACGGAAGGCGATCTTCGATCCGCCAACATGGTCGAGGATGAGCTGGCCGGTTGCGGTCCAGATTTTGGCGTCGATATTCTGCGTTGCGCCGCCGTTGGTATAGCGCGCGAACCGGATGATCGAGGATACGTTGCTGTTGGCAAGCTCGATGGTGGAATCCGCCGAGCCGTGCTTGTATCCCAATATCGGAGAGCCGCTCGTATCGGTTCGGATGGAACAGGCAAGAGTACCCGCAGTGCTGATTGATAGCTGCCCGCCTATGATGAGCGACGGAGGAATGATCTGCGCTGGGTTCTGGTCACTCTCCGCATAGCAGGCGCTGAAAACGGATGATGCGTTGGCGTCGTCGGTCGAGTAGGAGCCGCCCTCCTGGAAGGTCGTTCCGCTGACCCACGCGACAATGCCGCTAAAGGTTCCACCGGCACTGACATAGCCCCACCATGTATTGTCGGCGGTCGTTCCCGAGGGAGCGTTGGTGGAGGCTCCGGCAGCCTGTCCGCGCTTCACATAGTAGCGATTGCCGAGATAGGTGCAGGCGGTGGGAATGCCGCTAGCCGCTGCGCCATCCCAGCCATTGCTCGACGCCGCGCAGCCAAAATAGTAGTTGCCGAGGAACGAGCTATCCATGAACCCGTATTGGCCGTTGGACCGGCTATCGCATTTTACTATGGTGCAGGAGTTCGCATCGGCCCCGTCGAAGAAGAAGCCGTGTCCGCCGTTGTTGGAGGACGAGCACTGGAAGTATGACGTTCCGCTGACTTGGCCCTCGGACGACCCACCAGCGCCAAGCGAGCCAATCCCAGCAAATCCGTGGCTCGGGAATCCGACCGCGTGGCAATATTCAAGATGGGCGATTGCCCGCGTGTAAAAGCCACATGCGCTCGAATACGAACCCGCACCAAGGGACCTTACGGTAAGGCCACGAATGCGAGAACCCTGCGCGTTGTAGGTTTGTGCGCGAGTAGTCTTTGAGCCGTTGACCCCAGTGGTATTCCAGCTCTGAACGACAACGCCATCGTTTCCAGCTGCGAAGGTGAAGGTAACGCCCATGCCGCCGTTGCCTTGGCCGCAGTTGCCCTCGCACTCGATGTCCCACTGCCCGCCGTCGAGTTCGCAAGGCGCGGAGAAATAGTAATTTCCAATCGGAATGAACAGCTTGGGAAATGGCCTGTAGGTTCCGTTGAAGGCGTCCCAATATCCGGTCGAGGGGAGAGAGCTGAAATAGGCCGTGATTGCAGCCCACGCGGCGAGGTTGTCGGTTGTTCCATCGCCCACCATGCCGAACGACTTGGCGTTGAGACCGCCGACCCCGACTGTCGTCGGATCGATCTCAGCCCCATCCGCGCCGAGGAGCATTCCCGGCGTGCCGTCGAGGGTGTGCGCTTCGTTCCACCTATCGACCGAGACTTGCCGGTTCGGGTTGTTCGAACCTGTCGCGGTGTAGGAATGGCGGATACCCACTTAGCCGATTCCGTTTCCGCTCGGCGGCGCAACTTGTGGCTGCTGCGTCATGTATTGGCTGAAATTGGGCTGCTGAAACGGCATTTTCTGCTGCAAGCGAGCGAAAAGCTGCGGGAACATCTGCTGAAGCCCCCCGCCGCCGAACATCTGGCCGAAGTCCGCATGATGACGGTTGAAGAACCCGCCGAACGGTCCGCCCCGCCCCTGCTGGATAATCGGAGGCGTTGCCACCGGAGGCTGCGCCGGTTGTCCCCCAGGCTGTGCCGCCGGGGGAAGGATCGTGCCGGGAACCTGCTGGTTCGGCATTTGCTGGGCGTAGAGATTGCCGAGGTTCGTCGCGAACGCGCCGTCCGAGGTCGCCCCCGGCCACGTTACCGGAGGCGGTGAGGTCATCGGTTGCTGCTGGTTCATTGGCATTACGCCCGTGGGCTGCCGCTGCTGTTGGGCAAGGGGCTGCATCGTCTGCTGATTGCCCAGCCACGGGTTGCTGTTGCGTCCGAAAAACATGTATTCCCCCTAGAAGCTGCTAAGAGCGTTGGCGGTGAGCGTGATCGTTGCGCTGTCGAGAACGGTGGTTGTCCCGGTGGCGCGGATTTGCAGCGTAAAGCTCGCTGACTTGGGCGCGTTGTTCTGGGTCGAGTCCGTCACCGACCACGAGCGGTTGGATGAAAGAGCGAGCCAGCTATCCGTGGTTCCCGTGGTGAGGCTTCCCGAGGTGAGCGTTGCCTTGACCTCATAACCCGAACCCGCAGTGGTCGAGCTGTTCCAGCTTCCCCCGGTGTAGGTACCGTTGCTGTTGATCGAATAAGTTGCAGTCTCGCTTGAGGCGATTCCAGAAGCCGTCACGGTCTGGTCGGACAGGCCTTCGAACGTTCCCCCTCCCCCGCCGTCGCCAGTGGTTCCGGTGCGCGTCAGGGTAATCGAGACATTCCCGGAAAAGGCGGTGTCCCCGGCCCCGTCCGTGGCCGTGCAGCGCCACGTTGCCGAATAGCTCGTTCCCGAAGCGCAGTTGGTTCGCGTGAAAGCGGTTGTCCTGCTGCTCGCGCTGGTGGCCGATATTCTGCTGTCCCCGGAGACCCTGACCCACGAGTAGGTGTAGGGCGAAGTCCCACCAGAAGCAGTTGCGGTGGTCGAGTTCGAGGTGACGGTTGAAGTAGAAGCTGACCCAGACACGCTCGTAGGGCTGCGCGAGACGGCCAGGGGATTAGGTGGGGCTACCGCAGTCGGAGCGCCGATGATTGGGAGACAGCAGACAATCCCCGTCACGACACGCCCGATCCGGCAACGGTCCAGTCGTTCGTGTCCCACTTGATGAGCGTGCAGATTCCACCAACCGCAAGGGTCGCGTCGGCGGAAGTGGTTCCACCGTTGACCTTGAGTGTGACGCCGGAGCCGCGCGTGATCGTTAAGGAACCGGAGCCAGCGTTACGGATGACATAGGCCGCCCCAGTGGTGATCGCGGTCGAGGAGTTTGGGTTGATGGTCGCAGCCGCCGCTACCCCGGTGTAGTTGATACGTCCGCCACGGTCGGCGTCGGCAAAGGTGAATGCGGCGGTTTTCGTGGCAAGAGGGAGATCGCGATAGGCGCTGGATAGGGCTCCGAGGGCGGCCAGTGCGCTCGCTGCGTCCGTCCCGCCCGTGCCGCCGTTTGCTACCGGAAGAGCGGCAGTGCCTGCGAGGAATGACTGTAAGGCCGACGCGAAGGTGTTGCGGATAATCGCCATCATGCTGCGCTTGGCGTTGTCCACGTCGGCGGGCGACATTCCGGTGTCGATATCGATGCCGTCTACAGTAGTGTTGCTGGCAGCGGTGCTGGACCAGTCGAAAATGGTTCCCATTGGGACCCCTTTGGGTTAGAATGGAGGCGTGGATCGTATTTCTGCGGCGCGTGAGCGGCTGGAGTATGTAAAGTCGCTTGCGGCGAGGGCTGGCGAAGCTGGGCCACCGTGCTCGGAATGTCGCTATCGAACCCTGCTGGGCATGTGCGGCAATCCGGCTTACGGCGAGTTCAAGTTCGAACCGTCCCGTGGGGCGCTTTCCGAACAGTTCGATGTGCCAGTCGCCAAGGCCCGTTCCGACGATGGCCTGTGCGGTCCAGAGGCGGTCTTGTTTGAACCAGTTCCCCATCCCGTAGCCATCGCCAAGGGCGCGGTTCGCGGGAGCTGGCTTGCAATCAGGGCGGTTGCCTTTGGAATTGCCGCCCTGTTGTTTCTCAGTTGGTTACTGCGATAGTTCCGGCTGGAAGAAGTAATCGCGCCCCATCGCAGAGGCGAGCATTCCGGCATATTTCGGGTTGGTGTTAATCAGGTATTCCCCGATCTTCTGAATGGCCCTCGGACGTTCGGCCAATAACGCCTTCTGAATGGCCTTCTGCCCTGTCTTGCTGTAGGGGGCCGACAGGAGCGTTCCGAGCGCCAACGCGCCGCCAATCCCGATACCGCCGCCCTCGGTGGCGCGGCTCGGGCTGTTGTCGCCGGTCAGTGCGCCAATGCCTCCGCCAAGCCCCGCGCCGATGGTTCCAAGCTCGCGATAGAGCTGGAGCCGCCCCGCCGTTCCGCTGTCCGGCGTGAGGTTGGGCATGACACCCATCCCCGCTTTCGTGAGATCGAAGAACGGGCGATTGGGCGACAATGCCAGGTCGGAGCCGCCGTATTTGGTGGTATTGCTGATTGACTGCTGGTTGAGCGCCTTGGGCGAAAACATCTCCCCAGCGCCCTGCGCCGCCGACGACTTGCTTGCCGCCTTCACGATCTCTCTGCGGGCGTGGATTGCATTAGCGGTCGCGAGGTCTTGCGCCACAGTCCCGCCCTGTCGAGACCCGAGCGCGTTCAGCTCATCGTCGAGGCCCTGGAGAACGTTCGCCGCCTTGTGGCCCATGACATCGTTCGAAAGTGACGCCTTGGCTTGGCGAACTGACTGAAGCGCGGACTGGAACCCTTCACCAGACATTTCACCGTTGGCGATCTGCGAGCGAACGTCCTTGATAACGTCCGCAACGTCGCTCGAATGCCGGTTGAGGCCATTGGCCGCATTCTCCGCCGCCGTAATCGCGCTATCGAACTGAGGGTCAACCGCGAAACGTGCGCCGTTCAGCTTCGAATACGCAGCCGTTTCCGCCGCTTTTGCGCTGGCAAGTCCTTCTGTTCCGCGCCCTACGACTCCAGGAGCGATCTGGCGGAAGGCTTCGTTGTTGAATGCCGCGTCCCCACGCTGGCGAGCGGTGCCGATAATCGCGTCGAGACCGGGGAGGCCCATCAGGCGCTCCTCAATGCCACCGACACCCTTGCCCACCTCGTCGGCAACATTTGTCGGAGCGTGCGGGTCGATCTCGCCAACGCCCCTCGCAATACGTCCCAAGGTCAGTGGGATTCCAGCATTGTTGAGGTACTGAAGCGCGGGGTCAGTAATGCCCGTTGCGGCGTGGCCGATGGCCTTCTGAGCGCCGCGACCGGCTGCGCCAGCGAGAAGGCCGCTCAACGCACCTTCCACCGCACCGACTCCCCTGTTGCCGTCGCTCTCGCCAGAGCCCGAATAAGCCCCGTACAGCGCGTCTGCGCCCCTGCGGCCCATCGGGCTGGCAATGAGCTTTCCAATGCCAGGAAGGCCGCCAGCCATTCCCTCAAGCGCCATTTGCCCCGCGAGGTCGCCGCCGAAGCTGGCGAGCGGGTGTTGTGCCCTCAAAAGGTCCATGCCCGTCTGCGCGGCAGCGGGATCGGAAGTGAGGTCGTTTAGGTATCCACCAGTAACAGCGTTCGTCAGACCAGCGCCCGCAGCCATTGTCATACCGCCGACGTCTGAAGCGGCTGCTTTGTTGAGAAGCTGCCGGTCGGCGGACATCGGAACCTGTTTCGTGTAGAAGTCAGGCCCGATGGGATAGGCTTTGCCGCGATTGGCGCGTTGCCACACCTTGAAATCCGGCGATTTTCTGAACTGTAGCGCCTCTTGCACGTTGGTGTTTGCAGGATCGACGCCCGAGCGCTGAAGGAACGCGGTTATCTTGTCGTCGGATACGCCCTCTGCGATCATCCTGCCCACGCGTGAACCGGTAGCCTTCAACACGGGGTCAATGATGTCGCGGGTTTTTCCAGTGGCAAAGTTGACCTGATCGCTGGCCCCCGGAGGAGTGATCGGCGGCAATGGGTTCGACGGCGTGACGGGACGGATAACGCCGTTCGCGTCGGGAATACCGCCGAGGGTCTGGATTGCGTTATCCTGTCCGTTCTTCGCCATATCCTGAAGGGTTTGAATCTTCTGGAGAATGGTGGAGTCGAAATCGCTCGACTGCGGAAGGAATGGGCCGACCGCCTTTGCCGCCTCCTGCGGGGTATTCAACTGGCCGCCCGTGAAGTTCAGCGCCTGTCCGATGATACCGCGAGCCGCGTTGGATTGCGTGTCGAAGTTCTTGTTTTGCGGCGTCGGAAGGTAGTCCTTCAGCCCCTCTAGGCCGCTCGTCGCACCGGGGCCCTTGAGATACAGCTGATTGAGATGGTCAACTACGTCCTGGAGCTGCTTGGCGTAGTTGAACTGTTGAATGGCCTTTGCGCGCTGCGATGCGTCGAGGTCCACGCCAGCGCCGGGTAGGCCCTTGACCGGAACTGCCTGCGGAGCATTGGGTGGCCCGGTGACAACGTAACCGGGCTTGCCGGGAACGAAGTTCGGCGCGGGAGCCGCTGGCGCTGGGACGCCGGGAACGGGACGGACGTTGCCCTGCGGGTCCATAACGAGGTTCGGATGATCCGGCACGAACTTCGGCTCTGGAGCCGGTCCAGTGATGACCGGGCGATTGCCGAACGCCGAGGGCGCGGGAATGGCGCGCGTCGGATCGTTCGGGTCAATGATGTAGCCGGGAGGCGGTGCGGGAATGTCAGCCACTAATCGGCTCCCATGCGTTCGTTTTTGGATTGTAGCGCATTGGCGGTGGGGCTGCGCTTGGACCGCTCACCTGCGCCCCGTAGGGCACCGATACGGGCGTCGGCGGGTGAAGCAGCTGCATGAACTGGTCGAACGAGCCAGAGTATCCGTGGCCCTTGGCGTACTCGAAGTCTTGAATGCTGCTAGTTGGCTGCCGCGCGTCCGGAATTAGTTTCGCAATCAGTGACGCTCTGTCGGATGCGATCTGCTCGTTCAGCTTTTCGCGGGCGAAATTGCGGTCATCCACCCCCTGATTTGCCTGAAGCAGCGTTGGAATGAACGCGCCCTGCCGCCCGCTGTGGACCTCTCCGTAGGTGTCTCCGAGGACGCCGAGAATTTTCGCCCATAGCGGGACATTCTTCTTCTGCTCCATCGGCATTGCCTGCGGGAGCATGGCGAGCAGGCTTTTGATGTCGAATCCACCGGGAGCCGCAGCGGGAGCCTGCGTCGGGTCTCCGGAGGGAATATCGACGTTGAACGCCTGTGCTCGGCGCACAAGGTCGATTGGACTTGTTGCCACTTGGCTATCCTTCACTGCGGCATTGACGTAATTCTGTGTTTCGGCAGGGGCATGGGCGAGCCAGTACGGCCCGTATTTCTTCACCGCCTTATCGACGTTCCCCGGTCCCCAGTTGTACGCCGCCCACGCCTTCGACAGGTCGCCGTTGTAGCGGGTCTGCATTGCACTCAGGTACTGCCCGCCGACGCGGTTGTATTCGCTTGGCGTCTGGCTTGCTGCGGGCTGTATTCCGAAGCCGGGATTCTGCGCCGTGGAGGGCATGACCTGCATCTTGAACAGCGCACCGGCAGGCGAGCGGACGGGCGAGCCGTCTGGGTAATAGTCCCGGTTCTGGCTCTCATGCAGAGCCGTGATGAGGTCGAGACCCGTCGCCATTTAAGCGCCGCCAGCGAACGCAGACGCCGCGTTTGATCCTGCCTGCATCAGATAATCAAGCAGCCCCGGCTTTTGTCCGGTCGAGGTTCCACCGTTGAACAGTGCCCCGAGCGAGTTTCCGAGTGCGGTGACACCGGTATAAGGAGCCTGGTTCGCCAACTGGAGACCGGCGAGCTGCTGCATTGCGTTGTTGTTCTGCTGCTGCTCGGAATTGTTGAGCGCATTCTGCTGTGCCGCGAGTGCCTGATCCGCCTGCTGGCCTGCCTGCATTCGCCGGTTCATCTCGTCGGCGTAGTTGCCGTAGAGAACCTGCATGTTCGCGTTGCCGAGCTGCTTGGACAAGTCATCGACATAAGCCCCGGAGCCGTATCTTCCGCCGCTCTCGAACTGGCTTCCGACCTGTCCAAGAATGGACTGGTCCAACTGGCCGAGCATGTTCTGGATATACGGGTTGCCCGACATGTATTTGCCGTTGATGACATCGCCATAGAAGTTGTTCGCACTTCCCGCCGTCTTGCCCATCGCGGCGGCCTGCTGACCCATTCCAGCCGTCTGCCCCGCGAGCTGACCGCCGAGCTTGCCAAGGTTGGCATTGGCGGCGTTGATCGCGGCGAGGTTCGCCTGCGTCTGCGGCTGTGCGGCGTTGAATACGTCGATCACGTCCTGCGCGCCCTGCGTGGCGTAGGGTTGGGCCCACTGCTGCGCCGACCCTGACGTGCTCTTTGCTGGAGACCCTTTCAGGATACCCATTCTTACAATTCCTTTTCGTAACTCGTGCCGTCGAGAGCGACCCAACCCGTTGCCGAGGCATATCTGCCCCAGCCTTTCCGCCCCTTCATTGTGAGCTTTTTCGCCCCGGCGTCTTTCGCCCAGGCACTCACTGTTTCGCTCAGTTGCGGAACCCAATCCCTGTGCCTGTAACCACCGGCCAATCTCAGCTCGGCGGTCTGGTCAGTGAAAAGCAGTGTCGTTGCAGCCGCGAACACGGTTCCATTCTCGTGCGCAATCCAGACAACCTGGTCGGGATGCTCGACGGGGACGGAACCGAAGTCTGCGGCGGGTTTGAGGAGGTCGTATATTGCGGGCCAGAGCGGGTGGGATTCCGCGTCGGGCAATGATGATATTTGCACTTAGCTGCTGATGATGAACCATGCCGTTCCGTCGGAAACGACTGTTCGGAACGCCCATTGGCTTGCCAGTGAAACAGTGGCTGCGCCGTCGATGGTTTCCGTCCCATCGCCGTCAATTGTTACCGCGTGGGCGGAACTGTCGATCTTCTTGATCGTGAACCTGCGCCCGCCGAACAATGCGGCCTTGGGTAGAGTGATCGTGAACGCCGCCGTGGTGGCGTCGGCCATGATCGTGTTATCGCCTTCGCTGATCGTATATGCTGCGGTTTTCGTCGCTACATTAATTGTCCGCTGGAGCAGCGGGTTAACCTGCGATGCAACCAATCTCTGCCATTCGGGAAGCGAAGTCTGCGAAAACGGGATCACAGACGCCCACCTTGGGTCGCCTCGATCGCAAGCCCTTCAATGAAGCTCCACTCGGTTCCCTGTGCAATCGTGATCTGCGGCTGATGATAGCGACCGTGGCACCTTATCGGCGTGTCGCCGTTCGCCCTTAGATCGGTCGAGATTACGGTTGTCTGCGCCGCTCCCAAGGTCGGTGAGCTGTCGATTTGCAATGTCACACCGTTGGTTGCGTCGGTGTCGATCCGCGAATTGTGGACGTAGGCACCGAAGCCCTTGAACGCCTCCATCTTCGGAAGCCTGAATTGCGCTTCCATGTTCTCAGAGCCGCCGAAGCTCGCCAGAGTAAAATCATTCATCGCGACGAGGAGCATCGGGTCGCCGCCGCGCCACAGCGGGTCGTCAAAGCTTACCGGCACATCTTCAATCGAGGGATATAGAACCGCAATATCCTCAAGCGTAACCGCCGAGGTCTGTCCCTGCGCTACGCCAACGATTCCGGGCTGGTAAATGTCGCTCCATTTGCCCGTGCCCCAGTTGTAAACCCACAGGCGGTCGGGCATCGACCACACCACTAGCTGACGAGCCGGATCAACCGTCGCGTGGCATTGTGCTTCAATCTGAGCAACCGAGTAGGTCTCGAAGAATGTCCTATCGACAAGCTCGACAAGGCCGGTTTGCGTCTGCTGCTTTCCAATGGGTGAAAGCTGACCGTCGAGCAGTTGATAGAACCCCGAGCGGTCGAGGAAGAACACCCGCTTGCCTGATTGAGCGATGACCCCTTGGCAAAGCGCTCCGATACCGTCTGAAATCTTCCTTCGCGTATAGATCAGCGGCGTTCCGACATACTCGAAGATGTGGATTGCGCCCGCCTGAAACACTAGACCGTATTCGCCGCCGACAAGGCCGGTGATCAGGCCGCCATCGGGGATCTGTTGATTGTCGCACTGGTTGGTTCCGATGGTCCAGCCCTCGCAGTCGTTGAGGCCCGACCATGTGACCGTGTTACCGGCAGCGGCATCGCCAGCGAGGAATACCTGGTCGCGAACAATCGCCACCATCGACGCATCCGGAGGCGAACCGCCGAGCGCCGCAATGGTGTTTGCCGTGATCGTGTATTTCTGCGGTGTGTCGCCGTTTACGCCGATGACGAAATTGCCGAACTGCGCGAAATACCACGGCTTGCCCGATGACACCGTTAGGATCGAAGTCGCGGCGCTTGCGGTCAGTGTGTAGAGATGCGCCGCCGTTCCAGCGAGCAGAACCTTCGTTCCATCGTAAGCGGTGAATGCCGCAGCCCCGCTCCATGTTTCGCCCATCGCCGCCGTGACTGACGATAGGGCTTTGACAGGAGCGTAGCCGAGCGAGGTCGAGTAGCAGTTGCGGGCCGTGACGAGGTTGCTGTGGCCGAACTCGGGCAAATCCGGGGCCCACGACCCGAGTTGCACCTTAGCGCTCCCAGATATATGATTGCATCATGAGCGGAGCAGACGGCATACGCTGGCGGTTTGCCTGCGCGTTGATCTCGCCCGTCGCTTCATCCCAAGCCGCCTTCCACACAGACAGGCGCGTGTCGTCGCGAAGGAACGCTTCAGCCATGCACAGCGAGCCCCATAGATAGAGGTCGGGATATGTACTCAGCAGCCAGTTGGTCGGGTTGTCCTCGTCCAGTGACGGGATTCGCTGGTAGTAATCCAGAAGTAGAGAGTATTCACCATCGGGCGTCGGGCCGAGGAATATCTGCTGGCCGATCACCGCATAAGCCTGGGGCATTCCCGTGTTCGCCTGCGGGTAGCTGTTTCTCAACACCGCCGGAGTCATCGCGACGAGCACAAAGTCCGGGTCCG